GTTAATTAAACCGTTCATTATATTAAATATCAAGAAAAAATAATTTGTGCGCTAAAAAACTTAAAAATAAATAAAATAATTAATTAAAATGGATCGTTCTAAAACTAAACAATCTGCTAAAAAGGGATTTGAGAGAAAGCAAGCCAATGGAAAAGAAAACCCTAAATATGTCGATATATTAGAAACTGATAAACCGATTGCAGGTCAAAATTTTGTTTGTATGTCTTTTGTATCTCCGGAAAAAGTTCTAAAGCAAAAGGAAGTATTCTTTTTTGAAGAATTCCTAAAGAACTGGGAATTTAATAAATCTATGGAAAAATTTCTTCAATTTGTCAATTTTATTTCGTTTAAATATAATGTTTCATTTGAAGATTTAAATAAGGATTTTAAGGATTTTGTTCAGGAAGAGAAAGAGAATTTGGTAAAGTCTTCTTTAGATGATGATTATAAAACTTATTTAGATAATCATGAAGACGATTTACAAAAGAAATTTGATGTTGCAAATAACTTCCAAACAAGCACAAGAGGTCTTAAAGTTCGCGGTGTATATCCAACACAAGAAGAAGCTGAATTGAGATGCAAAATGTTGAGAGAAATTGATCCAAATCACGATGTATTTGTTGGACCAGTTGGAATGTGGATGCCTTGGGATCCTGAAGCATATAAGACTGGACGTGTTGAATACATGGAGGAAGAACTTAACCAATTGATGCACGAGAAACAAAAGAATGAAGCTAATGCTAAGACTGCATTTGAACAACGTGTTAAGGAAACTAAACAAAAGGCTATTGAAGAGAATGTTAAGAGAGCCGAAAAGACTGGTAACCCTCTAACTCAAACAATTGACGAACAAGGTAACTTGATTGGTGTTAATAATACAAATACTCAAGAGTTTGCATTGGGCGAACAAGAAAATATTTCAACTGCTGATATTTGTGCCGAATTGTTTGAAGGTGAGAATGTTGTAATTGGAAAGACTGATAATGGCCAAAGTTTGTTGAAATCTGGTCCATTTGCAAATAAAAAGTAAATAGTTTATTGAATATTAATACTTAAAATTATTATTTATGTATTAATAATGACATTAAAAACAACATTTGTTTTAGTTACAGATAACAATTATTTTTATAAAGCAATCGTTACTATTAATGATCTGAGAAGTGTTGGTAAATGGAATGGAGATATAGTTTTGATTACAATAGATTTTAATTTAGACGAGCAATACAAGATAAATAATAATGTTATTGAACAAAAATTTCATTGCATTGATAAGACTGGACTTTTAAACAAAATTGGACCAAATGGTTTTGATAATAGTGATAAGAGAGAATTAAATAAATTAAATCAATGGGAAAAATTACATGCTTTTGATGATTATTTTTTGAACTGGGATAGAGTTATATTTTTAGATGCTGGACTAAGAGTATTAGATGATGTTAGATATATTTTAGAACTTGACTATAAAAATAAAATATTGGCACCAATAGATGGTAAACAATTAATAATAGATCCAACTTCTATCTTTAAACATCAATTAGATCATTCAATCCCAGAAAAAATAGATTTGATTAAAAAAGATTTTGGAGAGAATATTTTTGAACAACATCATATGTTAAATTGTATGTGGGTATATGATACAAATATATTAAAAATATGCAATAAAGAACAGTTAATTGAAGCTATGAATAAATATACTGTTTGTAGGACTAATGAAATGGGTATAATGAATTTATTATTTCATTTTAAATATAAATTGTGGGAAAGACTTCCTCCTATTGCTTCAAATGGCAAATTTTTGTTCGAATGGTGTGAATTAAATAATAATTTTTATACCACATGGCAAAATTATTGTTTTATTAAATATCCAATATCAATTTCACTTAATCAAAAACCTTATTAAAACTCTGTATTACTTGGTTTATATAATGATAATTGATTTGAGATATATACATTTTTAATATTAGGAATACTAAATATTCTATAACAGAAAACACAATCTTCTTTTCTGGCATATTCTTTTTCTTCTGGATATTTTATAATGTCAAATATATGTTGTTTTATGCTAGATTGTGAATGATGAATTGATTGAGATTGATATTTATAAAAATCTAAATGTCTTATACATCCGGTGTAACACTGTATTAATTCATTTATTCTTATATCAATATTATCAATATGATTAAAATTTGAATCATTCATTAAAAAATTATGAAGAATTATATCACAATCAGTTTCTTGAAAAGTTTTTAGTAATATTTCAATTCTTTGAGGATGCATAATATCATCAGCGTCAATAAAAGTAATATAATCCATATCATTTAATCTAGAAGCCGCTATATTACGATTTTGAGCTGCGTTTTTATGTTCTTCAGTAATAATTATTTCAAGCGGAAAACTATATTTTTTTGTTTCAAATAATTCTTTTGTAGATGAACAACTAACAACCACTTTATCTGGTTTACAACTTTGATTTTCTATTGAGTCAAGTAAATTAGTTAAATGACCAATATGTCCATAATAGCAAGGTACTGCAACACCAATTTTCATTATTATTATTTAATTTAAATAATGTTTAAATAATAATTTTAAAAATGATTTACCATTTAGTAACTTTTTTAACACTAATACGAGGACCGCCACCTCTTTTCTTAGTTTTACTTGGGTCATATTGTTCTTCTTGGTCTTCTTCAGGCATTCCCTTAGATAATTCCCAAAATTCTTTTGAGCCTAATTTGAAATCATTGTGGTTATCGGCTTTATAATAGAAAACTTGGTCATTCAATTTATTCGATTTGGAGTTATTATTGATAACTAGACATTCGTAATTCTCAGTGCATTGGTCCATAACCTGACAAAATGCCTCAAATGTTGGAAACATACCCGCGTAATTCTCATAAATTCTTTTTCTGTTTGCGATATAATTCTCTCTAAGAATGAAAACATAATCTATATTTGTTCTAAGAGTTGGAGGTATACCAAGAGGATATTGCATAGTAATAACCAACATAACCTTCCAATGTCTGCCGTTCATAAAAAGTAAACGCATAAGCTTATCGCGAGACCATGTATTGTCATATAAACAGTCATCAAGAATGACAAATGCACGTGGGTCTATGGTAGTGCGTTTATACGTCTCCATTTCCTTCTTAACTTGCTTTAATACAGTGCGTTGACGTTTCAAAATATTCTCAATAATAGCAGAGTTGTATTCATTATGAATAAATAATCTCGGCACCATTTTGCCGTAAAATCCGTTGCCTTCTTCTGTCCCAGATATAACAGTTCCAATCGGAATGTCTTGTTGGTACCATAATAAATCACGAACCAAAAACGACTTACCGGTGTCACGCTTACCAATCAAAACTACAACAGGACCTTTATTTTCATTAGGCTTAAACTGAATACTTTTCATGTCGAATTTTTTTAGTTCAAGAGTCATATTATATTATTTAAAAAAGAAAATTAATTATATTTTAAACGCTAAATAATTTTAATATTAAGAACTCTTTAGAGAGATTAAATCTATTCTCTCAATAATTAGTTAAAAACACATTTAATTTATATTTTAAATAGCTAAAGATGATAAGCATTAATTATCAAAAGAGGAAGAATACCGAATTATTCAAACGTTTTGAAGAACCTGACACACTTTTTCTCTCTAAAACTCAAAACTATATACCAATTTACACAAGATTTTTTAATTTAAATGATACAAATTATAATAGCATCAATCTCAATAATAAATGGTATATATCAAATATTGAGCCAAAAGGATCTTCGCAAGATAATGAAGAAGATGTAAATCACAATTTATTTAATTGCAGAATAAAAAATATAGAAACTAATAAGGTAAAAGATAAAGAAGTTTTTTTTAAAATGGCACCACTTTTAGACCCATACAAATATATGATTGGTAAATATGATATATCTAATCCAAAACTATTTAATCTTCCAAAGTTTGGTTCATCGACGTAAGATTGTAATGCTAAATTTATTGATTGCAATAATGCCGGATATGTAGATGGTATGTTTTTATTTTTATCAAGTCTGTTACGTCATAATTATAAATTTATTAATGGTGTTGATTACTATGGTTCATTTTTGGCAATTAAAAATGATTTTAAATTAAATGTTTTTGATGATATTGATTACTTAAATAACTCAGACTTTTTTAATAAGAATAAAAATAAACTGTTTAAAATAGATGACTATGACCATTTATTTCAACAAGACTCTGCAAAATTAAAACCTATAACAATTGGTAATAATATAAGCTTAAAATCTTTAAGTTCTGTAAATAACGAGTTATTTGAAGATATTTTTGATGATAATTCAAACACAGAAACTCTCGGGTTAAATGATTTGAAAGAAATGGCAATTGATTTGGTTGACTTAACAAATGCGAATGTCATAACAGACCATCAAGTAACTCTTAAATCGAGTTCAACATGTTCCTCTCGTTCATCTTATACAAATGATGAAGACATAGAAGAATGTGAAAATTGCGATGAACCAGAAGTATTTGATTCAGGTTCAGAGAAATTAGATGAAAAAAATAGTAATGATGATAATGAAAGTGATTGGACAGATGATAGTGATAAAGATGATGATGAGTTTGAGGAGGAGAGAATAGAAGTAACAATTCCAAGATTTCCTGTTCAAGTTATTGCTATGGAGTACTGTGAAAATACATTTGATGATTTGATTTTAAATAATGAATTAAATACAGAAGAATGGTTATCAGCATTTATGCAGATAATTATGATTTTAATTACATATCAAAAGGCTTTTAATTTCACTCATAATGATTTGCATACAAATAATGTAATGTATAATCATACAGATAAGAAATTTTTGTATTATTGCTATAGAAAAAAGTACTATAAAGTTCCAACATTTGGTCGTTTATTTAAAATAATTGATTTTGGTCGAAGCATTTTTAAATTTGATGGTAAATTGTTCTGTAGTGATAGTTTTCAAACTGGAGGTGATGCCGCTACTCAATATAATACTGAACCATACTTTAATGAGAAGAAGCCTAGATTAGAACCAAA